GTCTAGGCCCGAGAGGCCCCCAAGATCCGCATACCCCTACCCCCCCAAGGCTGTGACCTTGGAATGGCACTCGTGACACAGGGCCTCGAAGTTGCTCTCTGTGTCCTGCCCGCCCTGCCGCTTAGGTATTTTGTGATGGACATCGGTCGCAATACTTACGCGTCCCTCGCGCTCACACATAACACATAGCGGATGGCTGCGCAGGTACATGGCCCTGACCCTTTGCCACCTGCCACCATAGCCACGCTGGGCAGCCGTGCCGCGCCGCTGGTCATGCTCGCCGGCGGCCGCCTGGCGCAGTGGGCCACACACTGAGCACACGCCCTCATGTACTAAGCCTGCGCAGCCGGACCGCTTGCATGCGGTGGGCGCCTTGCTAGGCATAAGCGTTTCCCGGGAAACGGATCATGGTACTGTCTTGCGCATCCACACGAAGAGCGCCAGATAGAAAAGCCCCACGAACAGGATGGGCAGCCAGCACCAAGTCATACGCACAGCACCCGGATGATGGGCTGAATTTTGGACTGCCCATCACTGTAGAGCGGCGCCACTTCGTACATGTGCCCCAACGTGAGAGCCTTAAGCGCGGGCAGCACGAGCGCACCATTGTCGACGCTGGCACTACCGGATGGCATGACGGTAGTGGTGGCGTTCTGCCCTGTCGTCACATCCATCACGGTCACGCTGACCACGCTCACGGCCGCAGGCTCGACGGTCACACGGTAGAAGATCTCCTCGGTTGGCCCCTGCGTTTGCAGGCCTTCGATTACCTCTCTCATGTGATGCGTACCTCGCAGTCCTGGAGGGCGATCGTCTGCCCGCTCGATACAGAGACCGGGCCGCTCAGATCCCAGAAGTAATAGACGTTGCGGCTGCCGGCAGTGGCATTGTCGTCAGTCAGCACGGCGTAGTATCCACCCGTGCCAGATGCTGGAATCGGCCCGCCGCTGGCCGTCCATACCAAGTCCTTGATCTGCAGCTTGGCCAGGTCACCCGTATCGTCTTCGGTCAACACATCAAAATCCGTCGTGTTCTTCGACAGGGCAACACCGTTGGTCGTGTAGCCGTTGCCGTTGGCGATCTGCGTCAGTTCACTCAGTGTGTTGGTGTCTGCCGTAGGCACCACCGCATTGGTGACGATCGCCACGTACCAGTTGGTGGGCAGCGCCACACCGCGAAAGCAATGCGCAAGCACCAGCCCCTTGCCCTTGTTAGTCCATCCCGATGCCATCTCAATCCCTCCTGAAGGTCAATTTTAGTACTCGAATAGCCGTTAGACTTAGATCTCTCTCTGCATTGAGCACCAGGTCACGCCCAGCATGCAGCACCAGGTCAGTAGCGACATGCAGCACCAGGTCACGCCTGGCGTGCAGCGTGACTACAGCCACCAACGCAGTGATCAGCACCGTCGGCGCCACAGCCGTCCCGGCAGCAACGGCCGGCAGCGGCACGACAGTGACCGGCCCCAACAACACGCCTGGCGCAACAGCATCGGCCACCGCTACAGCAGGCGCCGGCACAATCATCACTGCTCCCAGCACGACAGTAGGAGCCACCGCACTGGCCGCAGCAATCGCAGGCGCAGGCATGCCGACCACTGCTCCTAGCACGACGCTGGGGGCAATGGCGCTGCCGGCAGCGATGGCCGCTGGCGGAGTAACAGTAAGGCCGCCCGCGCCGCCTAAGTTGACCGTCGGCGCAATCGCGCTACTCGCCGCGATGGCGGCCGCCGGCGTGATGGTGACTGCTCCCAAAACCACTGTCGGTGCGACTGCGCTCGCCGTCGCAGCTGCAGCTGCAGGTGTCACTGTGACGGCGCCGCGTATGACTGTGGGGGCAATGGCACTGCTCGCAGCGATCGCCGCCGCCGGCGTGATCGTGAAGGCGCCAAGAATCACCGTCGGCGCAACGGCGCTGCTCGCCGCAATCGCCGCACTAGGCGCAATCGTGACAGCGCCACGGATGACTGTGGGGGCAATAGCACTACTTGCCGCTGTAGCGGCTGCAGGCGCCACCGTGACTGCGCCGCGCACGACTGTCGGTGCAATTGCGCTGCCGGCTGCTATAGCGGCTGCAGGCGCCACAGTGACAGCGCCGCGCACGACTGTCGGAGCGATCGCAGTCCCAGCCGCACTGGCGGCCGCCGGCGTGACCGTCACGCCGCTGGCAGTAGGCGCAATGGCAAATGTGTGCGTAGTCCAGTAGGTCGAGGCCTGCGTCGTCGAGACGCCCGTATCCGTGCCGCTGCTGGCTAGCGCCTTGGATTGCACGCTGATGGTGCCTGCTGAAGACGCTGCGTGCGTCACCAACACTGTATGCCCGCCAAAAGTGCCAATGGGCGTCCGATCTGCACTGTCCGCAACGATGCTGATGCGCAGGCAGTCCGCCACCGATGTAGTCAAATCGCCCACCGCCGGCGAGCTGGTCGAGCCGTTAGCACTCACGGCCGCTACATTCAACCCGCCATCGTTCTGCACGATAAACGCCACGATCACCGATCGCTCGCTGACCGTATTGGTCACGGTATAGCTTGTGCCGGAAGCGGCTTTTTTCCACAGGGAAAATGAGCCGCTGTCCGCCACACCACTAGCTGGGATGGTGTAATTGTCGACAACGGTAGTCCAGCCCGTACCGTCGATGCTGGGCGTGCCCGCGTCGCCATCGTCGGCATAGGCAACGTACAGCGTGTCACCCGCGCTGAAGGTCGGCACGCTGATGGCCAGCGTCGTGCCGTTGGTCGTGCGCTGTGCAGTTGTATAGGCGCCGATCGTTGGTGCAGTCATACCTTAGAACCAAAACAGCCGTGATTTGCCTATCAGCACTCCCGCTATCACTGCCGCCACAATGACCGCCGCAATGATCAGGTACACTATTGCGGCTCCGGTAGGTTGGTTGGGGTCATTCTCAGGATCGATCTCCACAGCATTCTCCTATGATGCGTTCCAGGTCCTTGTGTGCCCAGCTGCGCAGCTCTTCGACCTGCTCGACGCGCCGCAACCACTCGCCCTGATCCGCAAGGGGCACTTGCGTCGACTTGTAGAGAAACACCGTCCACAATCGCTCTAATGAGCTATCCACATCCGCCCGCAGCTGCGTCAGTCGCTCGATCTCGTGGGCTCGAGTCCAACTGCCGCGGCTCCCCTTAGCTTTGTCGCTCAAACCACCCAAACCCAGCAACGAACAACACGAGCGCCGCCACCGCGAAAATTACCGCCAGCACCATGGCCACCGGACCCGGCAGATCCAGCGCGGCCTGTACACCCGGAAAGGAGTAAAAAGCAACTATCGCGAACGCGCCGGAGGCAAGAAACGCCAGATAGCCGACGGTCCAGCTCCAGGGATTGGGTCGACGGCTCTTAACCTTCTGCAGCTCGCCGTCAATGCGGCTGACCTCCTGGCGCATGGCGTCAAACTCGCTCATTAAGCCCCGGCTGCGAGTGGCTGGGTCACCATAGACAGTGCGCCGCAAATCGGCCGTGATTTGCTTCAGTTCTTCCACGACGTCAAATAGGTTGTCACTGGCCATTGGTGGCGCCACTCCCCAGCAGCTGGTTGACGATGCCACCCAGCGCCACAGAGGCCAGTGACACCACGGCCGTCACGAGTGACTCAGACAGCTCGACGCGCGCCAGCGAGAGGCCGAACAGCCCGATCACGACGACGAGCGGCAGCGCCGCGATCGCAATAATCGGGATTAAGTACAGCCACCACGCCCGCTTACCTTTTAGCACTTGGTCCGGCAGCGGCGCCTGCGCCGGCTCGCTGACTGCGTTTGTTACGTCTTCCATAAAGGTTTCCTAGATGTGCGAGAACTCCGTCCAGGCCATGCCCTTGCCGGGACCGCCGCTGACAGGTGCGAGCTTGAGATCCGGATAGAGCAGGTTCAAGATGGGGACCAGGAAGGCGTCGTCACCTTGGATGGTCCAGTGGGCCTCGTCGTAGAGCCACACGATATTGCGCTTGTGCGCCCAGTTGGAGGCGGGCCGCAGGTCGACGCCGGCATTGAGCGCCGTCAGCATCGAGACGCCCAAACCCTGGTTGGCTTCCCAAGGATAGGTCGTTGGGCAGGTTTTCGGCAGTGGCCAGGAAGGTGAGCCGCCGCGGCGTGCTTCCTCGGGCAGGACGCCGTCGACGTTGCGCAGCTCGCCGTCAATCATCAGCGTAGCACCCTTTGGGTTGATGCCGACCGGTTCCTTCGGGTTCGACTGCCATTCCTGCCAACCGGGCTGGTCGTACTTGAACCCGGCATAAGAACTGCGGTCGCCCAGGTAGCCCTTGAATATCTTGATGGCGTAGTTGAAGAGGGCATCATCCTTGAGATAGCGCGCCAGCAGCAGGATGGCAGCGGTGGCGTGCGTTTCCCAGTTGTTCGCACGCTCCTCCATCGACTTGGTAAGTCTGGCAGGGCCGCCTGAAGTGGGGCAGGTCAAGAAGTAGCGGAATTTCTTCTGCAGCACGGCGTCGAAGTCGGGGTCGTTCTTGGCCAGCTGCAAGCCCTCGGCGGCGGCAACGTAGCCTTGGATCTCACGGGCCAGGCCCAGCGCCCGGTCGATGGGCAGGGAAGGGGAGGCCAAGGCTTTGAGCGCGCCCAACGCCTTGTTGTAGAAAACCATATCGCCGGTAGCGGCATAGACGTAGCTGCAGGCGTGCGCCCAGGCGCTGTTGTTCGACTTCTGGTCCTTGACAGTGACCGGGCCGGGCGCGTCACCCTTGGCGAAGTTGTACATCTCGGTCCAGCCACGGCCGGTGCGCGGCTTGCTGGGGAAGGTGCTAACGTCGGCCCAGATGTAGTTGCCAGTCGGCACTGGATCGGGATCGGGTGGAGGCGGTGGCGGAGGAGGTGGAGGTGGTGGCGGAGGAGGTGGCGGAGTTTCCGAAACGATCTCGAACGTGTTGCCAACGGGCGTGATGATGAGTCTGCCGTCGGCGTCGGTGGTTACTAAAACCTGTTGAGTCATATCCTTCCCTCCCAGATAAACAAAAAGCGCCGCCCGGAGTGTCTCCGAGCGGCGCCCTATCACGAGCCAACCGCAGATATAAGGTTGTGTCTAACGAGGTGGCTGCCTTGGTGGACGGTGATCAGCCAGCAGCATCACCTCGTCCTTACGCAATATCTCGATAATAACGTGCCCGTTGCGACCACCATGCAACGTCAGTTGCCAGTTGGTTCCACTCTCGAGGAGCGGCTCCAGCTCACGTGCCAGCTTATCGATCAGGGGCTGAATTGTTGCGGTCACTAGTTTACTAGTGTAGCACAAGTGTGCTGAAAATACATCAACCCTACGACGATTTGTCAGGTCAGTGGGCCATAAGCGGTAGATAGAGCGAGGGATCGACTCCAGGATCAGCCGTACCTATCGTGATCACCATGGAACGGATCATGTCTGTTGCTTCACTGGTGTATTCGTAGCCTGAACACTGGCCATTGCTCAAGGCGGTACACTCTGAATAGCGATACTCAGCATCGTTGCCTACCTGGTCTACTATATAAACCCCAAACACTTGCCATTTGCCTTCAGCTGAAAAGCGCGGAAATGTAACCGAGCAAGGCACGGTCAAGTCTGTGGCCTGGTCAGAGTGGATCCAAGTGTCGCAGTTGCGGTTGGCATTGTAGCCGTCATGCTGAACGTAACTGATCTGCACATAGTTAAGCCCTGAGAGATCATCTGTTATATGCAAAGTCAGGGTAACTGTCTGCGCCCCGTTCGACGTGTCAATCTGGTAACGATCGGCTGCGGCCGCCACCAGGACAGGCGGCGTGATGTCGCCGCCCGCGTCTGCAGTCGATAGAACGCCAAAGAAGACGAAGGTGAGCAGGAGTGCTACGGCGGCAGCTTTCATCGGGGGATTCCTTTGTCAGCGAATCGTATGAAATTGGGGCTTGACGGCGTAAGGCAAACGGGTGTATTGTTCTAACATGCTTAACACTCTTAACGCCAAGGGGATAGACATGGCAACGGTCACAGCGCCGCAAGCTGCCGAGATCCTATCCACCTCGCATATGACGATTCACCGCCGCGTAGACGACGGCCTACTCCCGGCCCGCCGCGAGGGGTTGGCGCGGATCATCAAAATCGAGTTGGATGATCTGAGGAAGTTTGCAAAAGAGTACAACTACGCCTTTGACGAAGATGTAGCTGAAAGTCTTACGAAGTGACCTAGAAGACCGCCCCGCCCCGACGCGAATCTTGACGGAGCGGCCTTCCCAATCGCACATTTACAACTGTATAGCAGTCATAAATATGTTAGCATCCCCGAGAGGACTCGTGAACTCGTTTCAGTAGTCCGCAAGAGGCGAGCGAATCACCTCCTGCAGGTCCCCGGGGTCATGGAGGATATAGTGGTCGGTCATCACGAAGCCGCTGTGCCCTAATTGACGGGAGAGCAGGCGCCCGTACAGCTCTCCGCGATGCTGTTTACTAAACCAAGTGGCGAAGTTTCGCCGCAAATCGTGAGGGCCCTGGATGCGATCAGAAAGGCCAGCCCGCATGATGGCATCCTTGACCACCTGGTAGGCCGCTGCGTCGCCCAGCCGCTGCCCTCCCTGCCGGGACCGGAATAACGGTCCGGACTGGTCTGGGTAGGTGTTAAGCAGCGCAGCCAGGTACGAACCAGTCCAACGATCAAACGCAATTACCCGACCTCGCACTTCACGTCCCTTAACTCGCTTGGCCTTGCGAACCCTGGCAGTGCCCGAGAGATCTGCATCCATGTGAATATCTGGGACATCCAAGCCAACCGCTTCAGCACGGCGCACACCGGTGCCAATGTAGATGGCCAGCAGCGCTTCGTTGCGAACCTGGTTCCTGGTTTGACCCGCCGCACGCATCAGGGCCGCTAGTTCGTCTAGGGTCGCTTTTTCACGCAGCGGCGCCTCGCCGGTTGGGTTCTGCACCCAGCTCGCAATGTCGAGCTGCACATAGTCACGCTCCTTCGCCCAGCGAAAGCACTGGCGCAGGCGCTTGGCAATGTCCTTGCGAGTGTTGTACTGCAGCTTGGTCCCATACTGAGAGTCCACCACCATTAGCCAGTTATTGAACTGGGCAATTCGATCCTTGGTCAGCTCCCAGTCACACCAGGGACCCACGTGCTCCCACCATTCAATGAAATATGCGACCTTGTTAGCATAGCACCCGGCAGTATGCGCCGAAACGTCCGTTCTAATTCGTTGCTCTTCGAGCCAACGCCGGATCAGTGGGGTGAGCTGGCGCCCGTCCAGGATTTCCTGAGCAGGCTCCAAGTTAATCGTATGTTTCACGGTTCTGCTCCTCCGTCTACCATTTGGGGTTCGGGTAGGTCTGGAGGCCGGGAGTAGCGGACACCCTGGCCTCCAGTCTATCACAAACGACGGCAAAGGAGGTTAGTAGCCACTAGGCCCTTACAAAATCCTTGCATATCACTTAATACCCTGCCAGGGCCGGATCCAACCATCAACAATCGATTAATGCTTATGGTAAGTTCTATCGATTGACATCCGGCCTTGGCAGGGCCGCCCGAGCCGCAAGCTCGGACGGGTCCCGGCACAGCGGCGGCCGCCACCGCCATCCCAACAAAAACCGGCAGGGTGCTCGAACACCCTGCCGGCCTTGGGGCACAGCCCCGAAAGTACCAATGCAAAGATGAGTGTACCACTGTTGGAACCGCTTGTGAAGGACTTGCCGCCACAGCTTCGCGAACGCGACGCCCGCGGCCGGTTTGTCGCTGGTAACCACGCTGCCAGCGCCGGCGGCCGGGCTCGCGCCAATAAGCTCCCTGCGCGTCGACGACGCGCTATTGCCCGCAAAGGGTACCGCGCCATGGTGCGCAAGCACTTTGGTGGGGACGCGCGCGCCCAGCGCCAGTACCTCGCCCAGCTGGGCGCCCACGTCTACGAGCTTATGGCCGGCAGTTATCGGCCGGGCAGCCCGCTGCGCAGCAATGCCAGCCACCCCGGCCCGATCCAGGATTGGCGGGCACGGCACTACACGCCCAGCCTGCTCTTTGGCGCGCACCGTGACGTGGAGTTCATGGGGGCATGACATGGACGAGCAGGAAGACGGTTACTCTGGCATGTTCTACATCATGCTCATTGTTGGCATCGTCGGCGTGCTGGGCTTCGTGCTCGTGGCCGCCGGCGCCGGGAGTTAAGCGAAGGACCGCACATGCCAAAGCAAGACATCCTGGCCACCCTCAACCGGTGGCTGGCAGTGACACCCGAGACCGCCCTCACGGCGCCACCGATGCGCCGGCGTGAGCTCGAGGCGGCCGTCACCGAGATCCGCACACTGCGTGAGCGCGTGGCCCAGCTGGAGCAGCAGCTCCGCGACGCCGGCACCGGCAGCAATTGACGCACTATCCACTTCAGAGGACATCATGAACTACGCACGTGACCAACACAGTATCGTTTTCCACTACGCCGACGGCGTAGCCGACATCCTGGGACTGAGCACCGCCCAGCAGCTCGCCATCCGGACCGCCATGCACCTGGCCCTGCGCGAGCTGGCCACCGGTTACGAGGCGACGGCGGCCGACATGGCCACCCAAATCGAGCTGCTGCGCAACGAGCTGCGGGAGGCTGAGAGCGTGCAGCAGCAGGATACCGCCCTGCCGGCGCTGCTGGCCAACGTCAAGACCAGCCAGGCACCCGTCGTCATTCACACCAACGGCACGCAGCCGACCAGCATCAGCGCCGGGAAGACCACACACCAGGTCACTTTGCAGGCGCCTGCCTTCGACAGCCAGGCCGCCCACGAAGCGTCCGCCGCGGAGACCCAGCCGGACCCTACTATGGCGGCAACCAAGCCGGCCGCCAACGACCGCAAGCCGTTCAAGTTCACATGGGGCATGCTCGACGACACGAGCCTGAAGATCGCCCGCAACCTCGACGTGGGCAGGGGCGCATGGCGGGTAGTCAACCTCGACGACAAGCGCGTGATCGCGCTAGCGGTAATCAAGGAACTGCAGCTGGAGCTGCCGCCAGGCGAGACGCTGACTATCGCACAGTACGACCAGCAGCGCCCGATCTGGATGCCCTCCTTCCCGTCTCTGAGCACCGGCGTGGGGATGACATGGAAACAGATGCTGGCCGCCGCCGCCGACTAGCCGCCCGCCGCAAGGCCTGGCAGGTCATGTCTCCTGCCACCCGGCGCCGCCTCGTGCGCCAGGCCGTCGAGGACTTCGCACGTTGGGCACAACGCCGCCATAGCCACCCCGAGAGACGAGTTCACGCATGATTGAAGTAGTGGAAGAGATTAACGAGTCCGATATACCGCCGACGACCAAGGCGAATGCACTGGCGCTGCTGAGCCTTGCTCACCCTGACAATGGTCACGTGGCCATCTCGTGGGAGGACCTGGCGCGGGCGTTCGGGCACATCAGCATCGCACGCACACGCAAGCACATGTCTTTGCTGCAGGCGTCAGATCTCATTCACTACAGCTCGAACGGGAACGGGATGATCTACGTCAATTTCAAAGCGTGGGTTCGCAGTAGTGACGAAAAACGACCATCCCACGCGCGGAAAACGACTATCCCACGCGCGAAAAACGACCATCCCACGCGCGATGAGGAAACTGCCGAAAACGACAGCGACCACCCCACGCGCGAAAAACGACCATCCCACGCGCGAAAAACGACTACCCCACGCGCGGAAAACGACCACGACCTATACGCGAGCGCGCAGGCGGTTAGTTTGTTAGTTAGTTCTGATCCTAACCAAAACGCAGAACTAACTAACAAACCAACCAAGCACCAGCCGTGGGAGGCGCCGCTCTCGTATAGGCTCCTCACGGACAAACGCGTCACCGTGAGCCCGAAGATCGCCCAGCGCCTGGCCGTCGCCCACCCGTTCTGGGAGATCCGGGACGCGGTTGCGCACTGGTACTGCGGCCGCAAGTCCGCCGGCGGACGGTTTGAGACGACGCCAGGGATCGTCATCACCTGGCTGGACCGGCCGGACGAGTTCACGATCCCCACCCTCTCGGACGAGTTTCGCCGCTGCGAGCTGTACCGCGACCACCGCACCCCGGACGAGTTGGCGGCCGAGCAGGCGGCGCTCGACGAGGCGCAGCGCCTGGCCGACGAAGAGGCGCCTCCGGCGGCCGCCACACCCGAGGCGGTTGAGCCGGCGCCAGGCAGCCCCGAGGCCTACTGGCAGCAGGTGCGCAAGGAGCTCGAAATTGAGCAGGCCGGTTCGTTCGACCGCTGGCTGGACGGCACGTATGTGCTGGCCTACATCGAGGAGTCCAACGCCTTCGGAATTGTCCTGCCAGATGCGATGCGAGCCGACTGGGTTCGCAACCGGCTGAGTAAGCAGATCGTGCGCAAGCTATCGGTCATCACCCGCAGGCCTGCGCTCGTCGAGTTCATCATCCCGGAGTCCGTTTCCCGGGAAACGCAATCACAAGGAGACAGCGCATGAACACTATCAGTACATTCCTCCGCCCTGGCATCGACCATGCGGCATTCAGCGTCTTTCTGGATGAGGTCCAAGCGGCACGCGAGGAGCGGCGGCGCCACGAGTTGGTAGCATGGTCGCGGGAGACTGGCCAGCCGCTGCCGATGCCGTCGAAGGTCATCGTGACGCTCGAGGACGCCGGCGCCGTGGTCGATCTGGAGTCTGGATGGATTCGCTGGCCCAATGGAGTCGAGGTGCTCCCGGACCGAGTGGTAATGAAGAAGGCCTGACACCGCAGCGAAGCAGACGTCAGGCCTCCAGGCAACCGACAGGCCGCCAGCCCCAGTATAGCATGGCTGGCGGCCCAATCCAACGATTGGAGAATAACATGCTACTCACTCGCAACAACGTTTTAACACGACCCGCCCCAGGACCGATCTCCAGCGAGCTGATCAGGCGCTGCGAAGCACGGCGGATGTGCACGGCTACGACGGCCGTCTGCGCGATACTCGGCGCAGCCATTGACGCCGGGCTAATCGAGCTTTCGGATCTGCTCGACCTGGTGCGCAGCTGCAGCACTACCGACCAGCTCGGCGACGCGCTGACGATGCTGGCCGCCACCGTGCCCAGCGAGGCCCAGCTGCAGCCGGCAGGGGGTGCGGCATGATTGACAAGATGCTAGAGGCGGGCACTACCTTCGACTGGATTGCGCCCCTATGGTCCCTTTACCAGGATTCGCAGCACGGCGGCGGCGCGGGCTTTACCATCGACGTAGACGGCAGTTGGAGCCTGTATGCAGTAAACGACCTGATGAACGAATACAACATCGAAACATGGGGCTGGCAGCTGTTTGGCGACGTGTTTATCTTCCGGCTGAACGAGGCGGCCGCACCCTACGCCCAATACCTGATGCAGACCTACGGCGTGCCCGTGGTAGGTGATAGCGGTTTCGGGCAGACGGAGCAACGGCGCGGCGGGCGTGGGCTGCTGTTGGCGGCCGCCGTGGTGATCGTGGTTGCGATGCTTGTGGGGGTGTTGGCGCTATGAACGAGATTACATTACTGGCAACAGGCGCGGCAGTGCTGTTGGGATGGGGCATTTTGATTTTTGCCATAGCGAGTAGGCAACGAACCAACATATACGGCGACGACGATTACGACTCGACACTGTGTGCCCCATCCCGCCGTGCCAACATCACGGCAAGCGTGCCACACTCGCAGCGGCGCGTGTTAGGTCCGCCGGCGGGTTGGCATGAACCCGTGCATGTCGCCATTGTTCCGGCACCAGTGGAGGTTGACGATCTAGACGATTGGGACGACGGCGACGAATTACCGCTTGTCGTCGAGGACTGGCCTACACCGGTAGTAGTAGCACCGGCACCCGTGCCCGTGGTTGCCAACCGGACGGCGGCGCGGTTCGCCAACTTGGAGCTGAGAGGGGGTGCCAAGTGACCCCCTACGACGAAGACGAGACGCCCGCGCAGGTGTGGTTGCAGCTACAGCGCGAGCGGGCAGCACAGCGCAATTTCGTTGCGGCGCCGGCTCCGCTGGCTAAGGCGCAGCCCATCACCATCGACGCACCGGCATGGATGGTACAGCAGCAGCAGCAAGACCTCACACGGGCGCTAGAGACGGCTGACGGTGCCCAGGAGCGCACAAGCGCTATGGACCGGGCTAAGGCGCTGCGGGTGCGGCTGCTGCCCTTCGTGGGGCTGTGGGCTCTCATGTCCGTGATTGTGTTCGTAGTTGTGCTGATGGTGGCCCAGAATGCGCCAGGCGCCGCCCTGCTGGCGCTGCTGGCATTCACAGCGTTGACCGCCTACACGTACTACCGTCTGAACCGCACAGACTACGACTACAGCCGCGAGGGCACGGAACGCCACAAAGTTGACACGACGGCTTACCTGGTAGAACGGCAGATGGACCACGAACAGGAGCTGCGCCGCATGGCGCTGGACGCCTACCTGCAGGTGCTGGAACGGAATGAGGGTGGACGATGACCACTACGGCACAAGCACGGGCCGCGATCACGGCACAGAACGACGCGGCGCTGCTGCAGCTGCAGCTCGATCAGGCGCATGTCAAGCTGGCCACCGTACAGGCAGAGAATAGGAGATTGCGCCGCATGACACAGAACGGCAAACAGGGCCGGCTGCTGCATCGTGCCGCCGCCGACGCCCGCCAGATCGTGGGCTGGCGCGCGGCCGGATACAGTGTGACCCGGCGTAATGCGCTCTCCTATGGCATGAGCATCCGCCGCTGGCAGTGGGCGATCGCGCTGCTGAAACTGGCGCGTGTGCTCGACAGCCAGCTGGCCGTCGCCGATGCGTTCGTGCTCGACGACGTGGCCGACTGCCTGCAGGCGATCGACCATGCGGTCAAGGTCGTCGAGGCTGGCGGCATTGAGCGCCTGATCGTGCGGCTGCCGCGCGGCGCCGTCCGCACATCGAAGCGGTAACACATCTGGACACACATGCGGTAACGCAGGCGGCACCGATCAGCGCCCAAAACGTGACCGTACACGAGCCAAAATTTGCAAGGAGCAACACAATGACACCCGTACTCGCAGTAGTCAACAACAAAGGCGGCGTGGGTAGAACCACGACAACCAACGGCCTGGCCCGCCACTGGCAGCGCCAGGGCCATCAACCGTTATGCATCGACTTGGACCCGCAGGCGAACCTCACGCGTGTGTTGAGCGGCTGCGTAAACAATGCCAACAGCATCGGCGACGTGATGATGCGCCGCACCACGCTGCAGCGCGCCACACAGCTCGGCGCCGGCGGCGTGAGCCTCATCGGCAGCGACATCAAGCTCGAGGACACGGCGGCCGCCATCCAAGGTCGCAGCCCTAATCACCAGTTCTTGGCCAGCGCGCTCCGGACGGTATCCGATCACGGCGTGGTGCTCGTCGACTGCAGCCCGGCCGCCAACATCCTCACCGTCAATGCGCTCGTGGCGGCCACCCACGTGCTCATCGTGCTTGACCCCGAGTTGGACGCCATCGAGGGCATGCGCCGCATACGTGCGCTGATCGACTGGCTGGGCGAGGAGCTGGGAGAGGCGCCCGCTGTCGTCGGTGCGCTGATCAACAAGGTACAGGGCCACACCAATCTGCACCGGACCCACGTGGAGATCATCCTGAATGAGATCGGCGCCGTCGGCGTTATCCCCTACCGCAGAGGCACCGATGCGGACGAGCAGATCGACGGCTTCTTCGCCGCAGTCGCCGACAAGGTTTGGAGCAAGATGCAGGAGGCCTCGCATGCTTAGTCTGTTGCACAAGGGCTCGCAGCCCGTTTCCCGGGAAACGCAGGGACTGGCCACGTACCTGGTGCCGCTGGGCCGCCTCGTCGACAACAGCTACCAGCCGCGGCAGTATAACGACCCGGACCACGTGCTGGGCATTGCCAAGAGCCTGATCGACCTGCAGCCGACGCTGCCGGAGACGCGAGGCCTGCAGCAGGTGCCCATGGGACGGATCGTGCGCTGGGCCGACAGCTGGCAGCCGCCGGCCGGCGACTACGACAACCCGGACGCCATCCGCGGCTATATCGCCGATCCGCAGTACGTCGTCGAAATGGCGTTCGGGCACAGCAGGCGCCTGGCATTCGATGTGCTGGCCGCCGGCGTCAAGAGCATTTTCCCGCAGCTCGAGGGCACGGAGCAGGTTTTGTGGAACGGGCGCGAGTTCGACCCGGCGACATACGCCGACATGCCGATCGTGCTCGTGCCGCTCACTGACACGCAGCTGTGGCAGCAGGCCATCGTCGAGAACGCTGCCCGCCGTGACATCAGCGCGATCGAGAAGGCGCAGGCCTTGCAGCGGGCAACCAGCGAGCTGGGCATGACGATCACCGACGCAGCTGCGTCCATGGACATGAGCCGCAGCGCCGCCAGCAACCTGCTGCGCCTGCTCGAGCTGCCGGAGGAATACCAGCAGGCGATCGTCAACGGCGTGCTCAGCGAGACGCACGGCCGCACGCTGCTGGCCCTGAAGGAGGCCTGGCACCTAGTGAAGCGCACGCCGGCGGAACTCGGCGCCATGCCGCGCAAAACCCTTGAAGAGCATGTCGCTGGACTTATCGTCGCCTGTGAGCCGCTGGCCCCAAAGAAGAACACCAAATACAAAATGCGGAGTTGGGGTAGCGATCTCGACACTCGCAGCTTTGATCCCCATGCCTGGCCGTATGACTGGCAAGCGCCGGCGGACGGCGACATCGTTGGACCGTGCGAGGGATGCCGATGGAACGTGACGTTCTCCGGAGAGAACGGCCCGCGCTGCACGCACCAGTGGGTGGGCACAAGCCAACGCGCGTGCCATGTGGCCAAGGATCGGGCATGGGCACGGCAGCAGGCGGAACAGCAGGCGCAGGCCATTCAGCGCCCAGCAGCGCCGACCGTTTCCCGGGAAACGCCGGCGGGCAGCGATCGCATAGACCAAAGCATGACCGAACATACTTCCACGGTGCCGACGCATACTTCCACGCCGGCGCCCGCCGCCAACGTTTTTGTGCCGGACAAGCCCAGCGAGACACCGAACTGGTTCACGAAGCGCGGCGCATACGGTGAGGCGCCTGGCGTGCTGATCGAGAAGGGCATGTGCAGCGCGGAGCAGTGCAAGTGCTTCGTGGTGGCATACCACGAACGCGCCGGCGATGAACACTTTCGCCCGGATCCGGAGCATGCGCCAAACATGTGTTATGGCTGCACGTCGGCCCAACGCTTGGCACGGCGTCGACAGGAGCTCGAGCACGGCGATATGACAGCCAAGCGGGCTGCAGTCAAGGCACAAAACTCAGCTTGTATGGATTTACTGCGAGATGCCTTCTACCGCATGACGGCGCAGGACATATGGCATAACACGGCGTTCATGCGCGACCTGTTCCGGGCCGATAGCTTCACGACCTATGCCACCAAGAACCAGATCGATACGCTGGACGCCCTGACTATCCAGGAGCGGATCTGGATGCATGTAGCCAAAGGTCATTGCACCAGCTGGAGCCAGTTCCAGGTAGACGGCGACTCACAGCAATGGGACATGAAGAAGACGCAGATCTGGCTGAAGAAGATCGGCGCGGAGTTCGCCCAGCCGAAGGGCGGCGTGTGGGCCGAACTGCTGCAGCCAGAGACGCCGGCGGACACACATCCGGAGGAGATACAACTGTGAACGAGTTGCAACATGTGATCGAGGATGTGACCAAGGGGATCTCAAACGCGGAGCAATACGACTCTGCGATCGTGGGAATGTCCAGGCAGGAGGCGCAGGCCCTGATCGACGCTGCCCAACTAGTGGCGCCACTGCAGGAGCGCTGCCAGCTGCTCGGCCGGGCCCTGGCCGCCATCTGGGGTTTGGTCAGCGAGCATGACCGGCAGGCGATCGCTGAGATCATCGATGTGCGAGCCATCACGGCTGCGCAGAACGAACGGGCAGCGAACAAGGGCGATTACCACAACTGCCGGGCAGGTCACCCACCGGTCCGGCGATAGTGACAGTTATCTGCGGGCAGGTGCCCGCAAAGGAAAGAGACAATGGACGCAAGCGAATATCAGAAGTTGGCGGCTCGCACACTGATTGATAGACCAGATTTCGACATCTCGGACGACGGGATCATGCAAGTCTGGAACGCTATCGGCCTAGCTGGTGAGGCGGGAGAAGTGGCAGATCACATCAAGAAGGGCGTATTCCATCGACACGGCGTAGACCGTGAAAAGCTCGCCAAAGAGCTAGGCGATGTGCTTTGGTATGCGGCGGCTCTTTGCACAAAGGCGGGGCTGGACATGGGCGAAGTAATGCAGGGCAACATCGACAAACTCCGCAAGCGTTACCCGGATGGCTATTCGTCGGAGGATAGCAAGCGTCGCGTGGATGTGAATGAGCAGCCTGCGCCGCGGTCAACCTATGTGCAGGGGTTGGACGAGCATCTTAAGAACTTGCCACCCGGTAACACTGACAACAATCCGTACTAACGTCCCGTAGATAAACGGCATTGTCACTCGGCCTGTGGTGGCCCCGACGATAACCGCCACAGGCCCAAGGATAAGTGAGGACGACAGATGGGTGAAACCTGGACATACCAACTCGACGCAGAATATTCCTTTGACGATCCATACGCCACAGGATTAGTGCGTAAATTACAGGCGCAGCTGACCACCGCCAACGAAGCCCGGCAGCAGTTGCAGGATGCGCTGCATGTGCGAGATACGCAGCTCGCTGCCGCCACTCAGCGCGCACAAGTGGCGAATCAATATGCCCTGGGGATGGAGGAAGCCGCCAACGCCGTCCGGGCGCAGAACGCTGCGCTGCTCCAAGAGATCGCCGGCCTGCGCTACTACATCGCACAGCTGGAGCGCAACGTCAGCCGCGAGGATCGGGCCTACGCCGCGGAGGTAGCGTCGTTGATGTTTGCGCAGCATGACAGCGACAGCGCACAGCCCCGAGAATAATCAGTATTGTCACTAGGACTGTACATGCCCGACAATAATGAAAAACAGCCCGATGATAAGGAGACATGATCGTGCCCGACGAACAAGCTGCCAAGGATCGTGCGATAGTTGAGTCGTTGGAAAGGCTGCTGATTGCCGTATTGCAGCGGAAGTCAGAGGAGCTAAGCGAGTTGGAGCATGTGCTGGTGAGGAGAATGGGCTACGTAGAGCGGTATGCCGACTATGCTGTCGAGTGCTCGCAGCTGGGTATCGAGCGACTGCGTTTTGTCGAGTGGTATAAAAGACAGAAAGCGCAAACCGATTGATGCAATCAAAGGGCCGACCTGATGAGGGTCGGCCCTTTCGTTTCCCAGAAATGCAGTGCCTACTTCTGCGCCGCCTCCAGCTGCTCCACGCGCTGTGCCAGCCCGCGCACGGCCAAAAACAGATCGCCTATGGCGTTGACTATGTTGAGCGACTTTCCTGCCGGATGCTCCGGATCTGCGTCCATACCGTAGCGATGCGGCTTCGCTCCGTCGAGCACCACGCCGGAGAACTCCTCGCCATTGAATGCCCCGTTGCGATAGACGAACCGTGCCACCTGCGCAGCTGCGGCACAGACCAGGGCCAGCGCGGTAGCATCGTCAATCGGTGCCCCCAGCACGAGCTTGTAATCTACGTGCGACGTCTGCGCCCCAACGACCACGCCCGCAGTATCCAAGGCGTTTGTCGGCAGTGTGGTGTGAATGCGTAACACCCCAGAATCATCGGGCCAAATGGAGTAGTCCGTGGAGCCTTTATCACGCAAAATTAGCGCCCCGGCCGATGGCGTGCTGGCGTTGTTGTTGCCTAATACGGCCATGTAGGGGCCATAGCTGTTGCCGGTATCAACGGGATTCAAGATGAACGACGATGCATTTCCCCCGAGCACCTGCAACGATGCCCGTTCGGTGCCGCTGTACTTAATTTGCAGCGCCTTACCAGAGGTGCTGGTAGGCATGTTGACCTCCAGCCCGTTGACTGAAGTCGACGTCGGTGCGATCGCCTGCGCATCAGTGAATGTTTGCGATACGTTCTTGAGTGCCGCGGTTCCCGATTGGGCAACGGTCAACGTAAAGCCACCGGTGGCGATAGTGCCCGCGCCCGTGATCGTAGCCCCCACCACGTTGCTCCGCTTCGCCTTCTTGTACTGGCCTGCGGCTACGTCCCATACGCCAATCAAATCGTTGGCGCCCACTGTCACCAGCTCAGTATCGAGCGTGTTGATCGTCTTATCGGTCATGTTGATGCTCCTCTCCGCCAGCCGCAGGTACGAAGCCCGCCGCCGGATCCCCTATGACATAGCCGGGCCCCACGCCATACAGCGCCGCCGTTGCGTTAGCCCACCGCCCAAAATCAGCCTCCGCCGCGTGCAGCAGATCATGCAGCCGGGCGATCTCCAGATATTTCAGCTGTCCTACCCGGACGTCTTCAGGTGCCAGCGGAATTGCGGTTTGATTGTCTTTGTTTGGCATATGCCTCCTAATTCAGCGCCAGCGCCTGGATGATGTTGCGCACGCCCAGCTGCGCATCGATCGTCGCCTTTTTAATTGACCCGGTCGATTTGCGCCGGATCTGCAGGTTGTTGTTGTTGGCCAGCGGCCGCAGCGTGGTCGCATCCTGCAACAGTGCCGTCAGATCCACCCGATACCAGCCATCTGACAAATTGGCAAAGCCGTTGACGCCGACGGCAAACCCATACCAGGTCGAGCCGTCGAGGCTGTATTCCAGGTCAGTCAGGCCGAACGTATTGGCGCCAGAGTCGCGGAAGATGCCGTATGTCGTTGTGATTGCCGCCGTGATCGTGTGCGTGTGGCTGCCGCCGCTGGCACTGGTAGGTGTGCTGCCGCCGCCTGATGCAGCTGTCGCCGTCTGGCTGCCGCCCGCCGTGCTGGTGGCCGTCTGGCTGCCGCCGGCGCTGCTCGTGGGCGCAGTGGCACCGCCATTGCCGCTCGTCGGCGTCGAGCTGCCGCCGCTGTTGCTTGTGGTACTGCCGCTGTCGGATGTGGTGTAGATCGACACGACGCCCACATCGGTGCCCTCGTAATACATGCCGCCGCCTGTAAACAGCCCTACGTTGCGCCCGCCTGAGCCTTGGCTGATCCCGATGCGGTGCTGATGATTCGGGACGCCATGAGTGTGGCTGGGCACGGAAACGCTGTGCGTGTGGTCGCCGATCGTGACCGTGTGCGTGTGGCTGTTGATCGTCACGTCATGCTGATGGCTGTTGATGGTGACGGAGTGCGTGTGCGCGGCGATCGTCACCGTGTGCGAGTGGTCACCACTGGCGTCCGAGCTGATGCTGCTTGCGCCCGTGCTCTTGACCGTCGACTCCAGCGGCAGTAGCTGGAAGTCGAAGACCACCCGCACCAGCTGCACAGTGTCCTCGTCGAAGCGAAAGCGGAAGTTGGCCTGCTCCACATCGTCGACGTTCTTGGTGTAGGCGATCACATAAGCGTTGGCGTTGAGCTGCGGCAGCGCCTGATAGATGGTGCCCTGCGTAATGCTCTCGACTACGGCACTGACATCGCTCTCCGGCCACAATGGCGTATCTGCCACGGTCAGGGCCGCCGTCCGCACACCGCTGGCATCCCCCTGCCACTCGACAGCCAGCACGTAGAGATCCGCATCAATACTGGTGCCCTGCGCCGGGTCACGCCATACGACGCGCACGGTCTGCAGGGGCCGCACCAGGACCGGGCACTCTGCGATGGTTAGGCGATAGGTGTTGACCGGCGCGCTGTGCTGGTCCAGCCAGTATTTGGCAGCATCGAAAAGCATATTCGCCGCGCTGATGACATCGGCCGTGGTCGACGATAGGGGTGCGATGTCCTTAAAGGCCACCACCCGCTCGCAGCGTCCATAGGATGACTCGACGCCATCGTTGCGCAGATAGTTGGATGCTGCGCTCAACGTGTAGCCGGCCGGCGCCGCACGACCCGTAGCGCGCAGCGTGAGCGCAACCTTTGATTGCCCGCTGCCGACTGGGATGATGCGCGACACCAGGTCATAGCTCGACCGCTCGGCGTCCAGGCTCGTGATTGCGGCCTGGCCAGTGCCCAGCGCCTGGCTGGCCGCCACGCAGCGCACGCCGCTGGAAACGAAGGATGTAGCAAAAGTTAAGCTGCGCCGCGAGCTCAAATAATAGTGTGAGCGGCTGCGCTCCGCCACGCTGGCCAGCGCCGCCAGCACCGTCTCGCCGCCAAACTGGCCATATAACAGATCCCAGCCTGGCGCTGGATCTGGCGTCCAGGTCCAGCCCAACGGCGCCAACGCCATCACGGCCGCCAGGGCTGCGGCATGCGTAGTTGGTCCGCCGGCGCCATCGGAGATGGTCAGCGACCCCACAGAACGCCATGCGAGCTCACGCAGCATGTCGGCGCCGCTGACCTCCGCCTCGACCGTGCCGTCGGCGCCGATGCTGGTGCTGATGGCGTCGATCGGGCCGCCGCCTACCCACTGATAGGAGCTCCCCACGTAGGCATAAATGTGGGCATAGCGCCGCGGTGTAGCCTGGCTGGTCTTGACATCGGCCATGGGCGCCGTAAACGACCACTGCCCGGCGCCGTCCATAGGACGCGCTACGCGCCAGCTCGCAGCCGACGTAATCGGCCCCGTGCCTAATTTGTTGCCGCTGGCGTCCTCAATGTCGACGTAAAACATATCAGCTGACGATCGGATCCAGTGTCACCCCTGACCACGAGTCGATCATGGTGTTGACTGTATATTGGATGTCGCCGTCGCTGGCCTCTGCGCCGGTGAGTCCGGGATTGCTCGTTACACTCATGGCGAGCGCCCGCTGGTAGCTGGTGGGGTCATTCAGCACCCGTTTGGCCCATTCTGCCCGCTTGGCGTGGGCCGCAATCGCCTGCGGCGTGTTCGCTGGCCGGTCGTTGATGATGGCCACTGCCGACGTGATGACCGCCTGGCGTACGCGCGCCTGGAACTCGCCATTCTCTGCTAACTCCGCCTGCTCCAAGAAAGTCATATGCTACCCCTATACCCACTGATCATAATGGCTGGTTTGCACCGTGCCGGCGCCATTGCTGCCTACCAGCATGGCCCACGTCCCTGGCGGCAGCGGCAGCCAGCTGCGCGCCGAGTGGCCACCGCCAAGGCTGAAACCCGAATAGGCTGCTGCGCCGTTTAGGGTGACCGTCTGAGCCCCACAGTCGATCGTGAGCACTGACCCGGCGCCGATGGTGCCGGCATAGCGCAGATCCACACCAAGCGTGGCGATCGTGAACTGTAAATATGAGATGGTCCCCGAGGCCGTGACGTTGATGGTGCTGTCTTCGATCGTGGCGTTGCCGTCACTGCCCAGCAGCAGCCCCACTTGCCCGCTCGACACCAGCGTGCCGCTGATCGTGTCGATCGTGGCATCGCGCCAATTGGCCATGGCGGACTCAAAAACGCAGTCGCACTGCGCCGCCACCGTGCGATGCTGCAAATCGCTCTTTTCCTGCACGGCCAACAGCCGGGCCGTCTTCCACTGCGAGACCGTCGTATCATCCCAGCGCCGGCGCCACAGGCTGGCGCGCACGCCCACTTTGGCGCGTAGCGCGTCGACCTGGCCGCGCACGTGCTGTGTATCCGTGGCCACCATAATGCGGTTGCCTGCGTGGTCTACGATCTGGTTGCCTGCGTGGTCGACGAGGAGCAGCAGCACATCATCGGCCACATAGACGCCACCTACTGCATGCTTGACCATGCGCGGCGTGCGCTGGTAGCTGCTCCACACGTCGAACGTGCCGCCCACGCTGGCCAGCAGCGTGCTGTCCACTGTACCCGTGCTTAGATCCTGCTCCGGGTCGTAAATCGGCAGCGGTACGCCGTCAAACTCATAGATCTGATAGCTGCTCATCGTAGCCCCGCCGAACGCAATGCACTTAAAACGCCGTCACGCGCCGCCAGGCCTGCGCCGCTGGCGTCCGTACCGCTCACGTTGATCGTGATGCTGATGGCGCCGGCCGCCGCCGCAGCTGGCTGCTGGATGCCACCCATGAGTCCCTGCAGGCCGGCATTCACCCCGCCCGCCATGTCCGCCAGCGTGCTGCGGATGCCCTGGCCGATGCCTTCCGCAAAGGGCTGCCCGATCTCATCTGCGGCTAACTGGCTGGGCGAATGAATGCCGAGGAAATCCTTGGCGGCCTCGAAGGCGTCCTGCGCCGCGTCGCGTGCGGCGTCGGCAATCCTGCCCGCGCCGCTGCGGATGCCGTTGGCAATCCCATCCAGGATGCCCCGCCCGATGCCGCCCCAGTCGACTTCCTTGAACCAGTTGCGCACGCCGTTGACGATGCTCTTGATAATCGACTCAAAGAAGCTGCGCCAGTCGTTGAGGATGATCTTGAGCGTCTGACCCGCCCCCTCGAAATCCCCGGTCAACAGCTGCAGGACTGCCTGCACGATGTTGAGGATCGTCCTAAACTGGACGCCCCAGAATTGCTCGAGCCAGCCCATCAGCGTCTGCAGCGCCGCCATGATTTTCTCGCCGTGCGCCTCCCAAAAACCCGTGAGGGCGGAGAGCACGGTATTGACGATCTGCTGGATGCGCGGCATATTCTGGTCAAGCCAGCCCTTGAAGAAGTTGAGCGGCGCAATGGCGTCGGTGTTGACGCTGCCCTTGAGCTTGCCGAACCACTCCTGGGCAATGCCCACCACGCTGCCGATCGTCTCGCCCATCGTCGTCATGACCGGCACAACCTGCTCGCGCACGAAGGCCGTAAGCGGCGGCAGCACTTCCTGGACAATCTGATTGGTGGTGGTGATCAGCGCCGTCATGACCGGCAGCAGCGCCTCGCCCACCGTGGCGGAGAGGTCGGCCCATTGCGCATCGGCAATGCGCTGCTGATTGGCCAGGCCATCCGACGTGCGGGCAAAATCGCCCTGCGCCGTCCCTGTCTGCTCCAGGATGATGGCGTAGCGGGCCTGTGCCAGCATCGCAGGTGTCAGGGCATCCGTGGTGGCCGCCAGCCCCATCTCCAAGGCCTTCTGGCTGACCATGGCGGCGTTCATGTTGACACCCAGCGACTGCATGGGCTCGGCACTGCCCAGCAGCCCCGCCTTCAGCTTGTCCAGCACCTCCGCCGGGTCCATGTTATTAAAGGAGGCCAGGTCGCTGGCCAGCCCCACCAGGTTGGTGGACATGTCGGCCGACGTATCTTTGGCCATGCCCATCGACACGAACAGATTGCCGAACGTGCTGGCGGCCGCCAGTGCCTCGGCCTTGCTTTGCCCTAGCGCCGTGGCGGCATTCTGCGACCACTCCAGGACGGCGGCGCTGCTCTCGCCGAAGACCACGCCCGTTTTGCTGACCGTCTCCCCCAGGTCGCTGGCCGCGCCGATGCTGTCGCCCATAAAGGCGACAACCTTGCTGGCTGCATCGGCCGCAATCCCCGCGATGCCCATGCCGAGCGAGATACCCACGCCCTGCAGCACCGAGCCGAATTTATTGCCGCTGGATTCGACTTCCTTCTCAGCGGAGCTCATGCCCTTCTTGAGCTCGGTGTCATCGGTTGTCAGGTAGGCAACTGCATCCGCCAGTTTTACAGGCATTCGACCCTCACAGACTTATTCCTGCCATGCTCAGCAGCTCGTGCCCCGGCACCTTGCCGCTGCCCTGGCTGCCCCCTGCAAAGAGGGCGCCCACTTCGTTGGCGATCAATTTGGCTTCGAACTTCTTGCGCCGGACCCAGGCCGCCGTGAGCTGCAGCTGCGCTATTTCGTCCGCCCACTCCGGCCCGCCATACTCCGCCAACATCAGCTCCGTCAGGTCGTCGCGCTGAGTTTCGACAGCGAGCCATTGAGTGCTTGCGGCAGCCGCTCCAGCTGCCGCAGCTGCCCGAAAAAAAGACCCACCAGCGCCCCAAACACTTCGTCGCTGTAAGTGTTCTCTTCGATCCATTCCCGCTCGGCAGTAAGCTGCGGCGCATAGGCGCAGACCGCATCCAACGCCGCCAACGGATCCATAAGCGCGCCTATCTTGCTCACCATCGTGCGCAGATCATCGGGCGTGCTGAATGTCATTTCCACCAGTCCCGCTGCATCCCAAAATGGCGCAAGGGCCTCTTCGGCTTGCTTGCGCCATTTGGCCTCATCGCGGATCGTTAGCTGTGGCACCACAAACTCACGGCCGCCCAGCTTGATCGTTACTTCTCGCATCCTCACTCCTTACCGGTCTAGGTGTGCGGCGCCGTCGTCTTCTGGAAGGTCCATAGCTGCTGACCTGCCGTCTTGGTCGTATCCGCCCAGGCCGTGATCTGCAGCGGGATCCCCACCGGCTCCGCCTTCGCAAAGGTCAGATTGCCATTCAGCACGGCGCTGCCCTTATAGATGAGCACGCGTACGGGCAGCTGGTTGTTGGAAGCGTCGACGTACAGACCCTCCAGCCCCCAGGCATAGTAGGGGATCGAGCTGGACCCGCCGCTCTTCAGCTCCTCCAAGGCTACCTGCGACGTGCCGGCCGCCGTGGTCGTGACCGCGCCGCCAAAGGCAAGCAGCAGGTTGGCGGCCGTGATTTCCGCCAGCGTCGTCTCGATCGTCACTTCCTGCATGGTGATCAGCCCCTTGATGGGTAACGTCACCTGCTGGACCTCCAACTTGTAAACTTCCTGGTTAAAGCCCACCGTGATCGGCGTGAGCGTATAACCGAGGTCTGCCCACGGCGCGGTCCAGGCCGCGCCATATGCCACCGAGTTGGGGTTGGGCAATGCCGTGCCAACAGCCGCGTAGAAAATGCGGGCTGGGCTCAGTAGAATGTCTGCAACTGCCATACTATCCTCCGTTTCCCGGGAAACGCCGGGCCATTAGAACGTCACGCTGGCCCCATACACCAGCAGCACTCCCCATAGATTGTTTTCTGCGTCCCTGTTCTCCGTGCGGCCCAGCTGGCGCAGCCCCCGCAGCCAGGTGCCCGTGTCAGTGGCGGACAGACCATCGAGCGCCGCATGCACTGCGTTGGCCAGGCTGTGTGCCGTAGCCTCGCTGTGCGCCAGGCACCCCACCTGCAGCTGCGCAGTGGACAGCGGCGCCGACCCATCCCCGACCGGCCCCAGCTGCACGTCGTAGTAGCAGCAGGGCAGATCCACGTCGAGGGGTGCGTCAATTGGATAGATACGTGCCGCGACGATGGCCGCAACAGCGGCATTGGCGATCAGCTTGTCGTAGATGATGTTACCTGCGTTCATCGCCCCAGCCCCGCCGGCAGCAGCCGCTCCAGCCAGCCCCGGTAAGTCTTCGCCAACTCTTCGACCATCGTGGTTTTCGTCTCTTCGAGTGCAGGCCCCAAAAACGGCTGCGAAGATACCCGCTTAAAGCGGCTGCGACTCACAAAGCGATCCCCGATCTTCAGCGCCCGCTTGTTCGTGCCGCGCCGGCCCTTGATGGTGCCGAAGCGCCCCGACTTGCGCCGCCCCGATTCGATCAGGTGGGCGTGTGGGGCACTAAAGCCCACCGTGACGCCATTGACCGGTGGCTTTTTCTCTTTGCGCCAGTATTTGCGCCGCTCATAGGTGCTGCGGCTGGCCGTCGACACGTAGCCGGAGCCCCGCAGCTTGCCGCTCTTGCGCGGCGCCTTGCGTTCTGCCGCGTGCATGACGATCTCGCCCGCCGCAAACAGCGCATCGTCGCCGTGGTCGCGCACGACCTGCAGGAAGTCGTCGCCGTACCATTCGATCTGCAGCTTGCGCCGCGCCCCCTTGCGTTTAGGCATCAGGCCACCTCCGTATCGCCTACGAGCTCGCGGCAGGACAGATTGAGCGTCCGCATGCGGTTGTCACTCTCGACAATGGCCTCGACGGCAAAGACCCTGGCGCCCCACTTGACCCGCATCTTGGGAACAATCCCCGCGCGGTAGCGGATCGTGACGGTATGCAGCAAGGTAGCCGTCTCCAGCTGGTTCGCCAGCACCTGCTCCTGCCCGCCCACCGTGCGGATGTCCGCATAGACGGTGGCGACGTCGGACCAGGCCAGCACCTCCGCCCCGCGATCGCCGCGGGTGATGGTTGCCTGCTGGATGGTCACACGGTGGCGCAGTTTGCCGATCACCAGCCCCACTCCATTTGCAGCGCCGCCCGAATGTTGGCCAGCATGCGCTCGGCCGCCGGTGTCATCTCGTCGCGGTACTCATAGCGGATGGCCACCAGGCTGCGAATCAGCGCCTTGTAACGTTCCGGCACGCTCACAGCCGTCGCCCCATACCCCGCCACATAGCGCACCCGGATGGGCGCCACCGTGCGCAGGGTCGCTGTGGGCCATGTCTTGCCCCACGCCAATGTCAGGATGCCAGGCTCGACGTCGGTAATGACCATGTAGTCGGAGCTGCTCATTGTCGCCGAGGCGTTGGTGTAATCGTAGTAAACGACGCTGGTCACGGAGGCCAGTGGCGGCAGCGGCAGCCGGACAATGTTGTCACATGGCCAGGCATCCAGCGACAGCTCGAGCGTGCGGCTGATAAGCGCCCGCCGCGCCAGCTGCTCCGCCTCCTCGCGCGCTGCCGTGATAAAAGATGCGATTAGAGCATCGTCTGCATCGTGGTCGACGCGCAGGTCTACTTTGCACTCCGGCAGTGACACCGGCTCGGATGCCGGCGGCGTGATGACCTTGACCTGGTATTCGTTGCTCATAGTCTCACCGTCGCGAATGTCGGTTCGGGCTCGCCCCGGCTGATGCGCTGGCAGCGGCTGGCAATCACGTTGTGCCAGATAATGCGGTCACTGTGGACCGCCCACACCGCAGAGATAAAGTCGAAGTCGGAGGCATAGCGGCCGCTTGCCCACGCCTTGCGGCAGTACATCCACACGTCGCGCCGTGTGATGATGGCGGAGCAGCCGATCCCGCCCTCGTGTGGCGGCTGGCACCAGTGCGCCGCATCCGGCAGCACCCCCAGTTGCTCGCCGTGGTCCATCTTGACGATGAACGCCGGCGGATTGCCGTGCAGCCAGGCCAAGTATTTGAGGTCGTTGACCATGGCAGGATAGACGCAGACGTCATCATCGTCGAGCACCCACACGTATGACCCGCTGGGCTCGAAGGCGGCGAGGGCAGCGTTGGCGGCCGCCACGCCCGCCTGGTGGTAATCGACCATCACGATCTGATTGTGGTCCGCGCCGGTCAGGGCCGCCACGCTCTCGGTGTTGGCCACCAACATGGTGGGGCGCCCCATGAAGGTGCGCGTGATGATCTCCAGGAAGGGCATCATGCCGCGCGCCCCTTGCGTTTCTTAGGGCTGGGCAGTACCGCCCGCTCCGCCGCCGGTTCCGCCGTGGCTGTCTCTATGTCTGCCGGCGCCTGGTCTTTGCCCGGCGGTAGCCCCATCGAATCCCACAGCCGCTCATCTGGGATCAGCACAAACCCCGCACGTGCCAGGTCATACGCCTGCTCCGGCAGCATCTCAACATACTCCCCCTGCACGAGACGAAAGCGTGTGCCATCAGGCACCAGCGCGTTGACCGTCACCCGGCAGTAATATTTCTTCTTGCCGATCGTCTCGAATGGATGCAGCCATTCGCCATTCTGCCGGTGCAGCACCGGCACGTCGAAGCGCCCCATACTTACGTATCCCTCACGCAGTGCATCCTGGGCAAAGGGAATATCAGGCGCCCACTGCCCATCCGGGCCGCTGCGGAAGTCGATCCGCTCCATTACATGGCGGTGGAAGAGCGTGCAGCCATGGCCCACACCACAGATCCGCCACACGACGGCCGCCCGCGCCTGCTCCAGTTCTTCCGGGTAGCGCGACAGGCTCATGCCCAGGTTGCGATCGCCGATGTACTGCCAGGTGGATAGGATGGCTACCCCATGCCGCAGCACGTAGGGCGCATAGATCACGTCGCCCTTGGTGTCGAGCAGCCGCTGGATAGCGCCCGGGTCCGGCAGTACGTTGTCGTGCTCGACCGTGAGCAGGGCATCATAGTCCCCGTCGAGCATCATGGCCCGCGCCCGCTGGTATTGTGCCGTCACGTTGCGATGGTCAGCCCCCGGAAATGGATTGTGCCGTCCGATCTCAAACACCAGATCGCCGTCGATCTGCTGCGAGCGGACAGACTCCGCACTCTCCGGGCTCATGGCCTCAGTGCCATCAGGCAGCGTATAGGTGGGCATGTATACCAGCAGGCGCATGGTCACTCTTTCTCTAAGCCACCCGCCTGACTAGGCAGTCGGATGCGTACCGAAGACGATCGCCTCTTGCTGCAGCGTCTTGTACACGATGCGCGTGTAGTAGTGCATCACGAGCTGCCCGGTCGAGGCCTTGCTATACGGGTCGCGCAACATCGTCATGCCGGTCGTGCGGTAGCCCATGAACTGCCAGGCACCGAAGGCCAGCGACTTGAGGCCGGCGCCGACGGCGGGCATATTCGACGCGGCGTTGAAGGGAAAACCCCAGAAGCCGTCAATCGTGCCCTGCGGTGTGTTGACGAACTGCCAGTTGTTGCCGGTCAGCGCCAGGTACTTGAACTGCGTGGCGCGCTTGCCGATCCACTGGGCCCGTGCCGCATACTCATCCTTGACCGAACCGATCAGCAGCGGAATGTCGGCAGCCGTAGCAGCCGCAGCCGCACCCAACGTCACGCTCGTGCCGCCGGCCAGAGTCTCCGTGACCAGGGCTGCGTTGTGCGTCAGGCCGTAGGCATCGCCGACGTAGCTGTTGAGGTAGTTGAGCAGCTGGCTGCCCTCATCCTGCTGGAGTTCGTCACTCAGGATCATGTCCTTGGTGAACTTGGCGAGGGTCATTGCGGCCTGCCCGAAAGCGGCGCCATCAATGTCGAAGGTACCCACTTCGTTGGTGGCCACGAACGGATTGACCGCGCCGCCGGTGGGCACGTTGACAGTGGTCCCCAGGCCGGGCACGGGCATGCACCCCAACGCAGGCGCCAGCATGATCTCGTTGGCGCGTGCAATGATCCCGGCGTAGTGCCCGGTAGGCACCAAATAGCCACCATCCGCCGGGGTCGTGATATTCATGTCCGTGTTGTTCGACGCACGGGCCTCACTGCGCATCTGGGCATCCATCTCACGGATGGCGCCCTCATCACCCAGGACATACTGCCGTACAGCACGGCGATCCGCCTTGACACGATCGTCGCCGCGGTTCTCGGGGCTGATGGTGGCCGGCGCCGTGATGGCGGCCAGCCGCTGCGACCGCTGCTCCGCCGTGTTAGCGTCGGCGTTCAGCCGTTCCGCCTGCGCGATGGCATCATCAAACTGGCGCTGCTCATCTTCGGTCAGGCCGCGGTTTTCCGCTTCGGCCTGCGCATTGACAGCTTCGGCGACCTGCTTAGCTGCGATAGCCTTGCGCCGCAGCTCCACAATATAGGTGTTCATGGTTATCCTTTCACCTTCAGATTCAAGTCGAGCAGCCGTAAACGCCGCTCACGTTGTTGCGCCTGCGTGGCCGCCCGGCCCGCCTGCGCGTCTATCTCACCGGCCGCCCGGCCGTCTGATTCGGTTTCAAATTCCGGCACATCCACACTGCGCACGCCCACGCTCGTGGCATGGTAGGCAGGAAACGTCACCGGGCTGATCTCATACAGGTCGGCATCCAGCACCGTGCGCTGCGCCACGCCGTCCATACCCGGTTTCTCCCAGGTATCGGCCGTGCCGTCACGCTTGACGGCAAACTGGAAGGACACTCCGCTCACGTCCCCGCGGCGAATGCTTTCGACCGCATCCCGGCCCCAACTCGTGTCCGGCGGGTTGAGATCGAAGCGGACCCCCCGCGCATCTTTACTCACGCGCAGCGTGCCATTGCTCACCCGCCCTAGCGGAAAGTCGCTGTTGTGATTCCACAGGGCTCGCACATCCGGACTGCTGGCCAGTGCCCGGTCAAAGGCTCCCGGCGCAAACCGCTCACGGAATGGGCGCCCGCGGCCATCGGTCAGCACCTCAGACCAGCTGTCGAAAACCACCGCGTAGCCCATGATGGCAGCTGGCTGCTCGCCCTCTCCGGCCCGGATCTCCAATGCTTCGATCTCAAAGGTGCGCTCTTCAGTCGCCATTGATTAGCCCCTTTACTGCGTCCTGGTAGGCAGTTGTCACCCAACTGCCTATATCTGCCCCCAGCGGAGGCAGCCCCAGCGAGCTGGCCACCGCCAGCATAGGCGCCAGCATGCCCTCGCCTGCCAGCCGCCACTCGTGGATCTGCGTCTCGCCCCACTCCGAAAGCGCCACCCGGCCGCCCTGGCGCAGCGCCTTGCCGCCCTGCTGCCGCACATCGTTTGCGATGCGGGCCGTGAGCCGTCGCTGCACGTCGGCAGTGAGCGGTGCAAAGGTCTCACTATCCACGGTGGATAGCGAGCGCGGCAGATCCTCGCCCTCTTGCGCATCGGCCGCAGGGTCAGGCTGCGCATCGTCTTGCGGCTGGTCTACTGCCGCCATGTTGAGCGGCTGCAGGAGCACGTCGCCGCCCTCGACCGGGTTGAGGTTTTCGCGCTCGCGCCATTCGTTCGCCGTGATGGCCCCACCCTGGCGCATGGTGTTGAGAGCAGCCGCACGTGTGCTGATGTCCGCCCGCTCCAGGCCGTCGAGGAGGTATTCGATGTAATAACGGCTGCGCTCTTCAGGCGTGAGCAGATCCCGCATCAGCGCCTGCTCGTCGCGGCGTGCCCAGTTGAGCAGGGTATACACGCGCAGGTTGATGGCATGCTGCTCCGCGCTCGCATAGGTCGTGGTGGCACTGTCGGCCAGCATGTCGAGCGGCACACGGTACAGCCTGGCGATCTCCGCCACCTGAAACTCACGGGTAGCCAGAAACTGAGCCTCTTCAGGCGGGATCCCGATCGTCTCCGGCGTGATCCCCTCTTCCAGAATGTTGACGCGGTGGGCGTTATTGAGCCCCTGCCAGCGTTCTGCGAACGACTCGCGCAGCCGCTCATATGCCTCTTTCGAGAGCTTGGCCGGATGCTTCAGAATAATGCTGGGGCGTGAGCCGTTGCGGAAATAGTTGCTACCAAACTCTTCGGTAGCCTGGGCGAGCCCGATCGCATTCATAGCCTGGCGGATGGGGCTGATCCCTGTCACGCCACCGACGATCATGTAGCGCAGGTGTTGGACCCGCCAGGCCGGCAGCACATAGCCCTGCCCGTTATCCATCAGATAGGTGTAGACCAGGCCGCCCGTCGCTTTGTCGCGCTCGATGCCCACCCGATCCGGTGCCAGCGGCCATAGCCCTACGACATTCATAGCGGCGTCGTATTCGATCTCCGCATAGGCGTTGCCCCATAGCAGGGCATGCGCCAAGCGTGTCTCTCTGACCTCAAACGCCGTCATCTCGCCATTGCCCTGGTCGTGCAGTACGCTGTAAAGCGGATGCCCGATCGCCCTGCTGCGCAGCCGCCCATTGCGCTCATACATGATGAGCGGCACGCTGGCCAGCGACTGGCTGATGATGCCCACGCAGGCAAAGACCGCCATATTGCGCAGGCTGCTCGCCTCGCTCACGCCGATGCCAGAGAGGCTTACGCCATAGTCGCCGAGCATCATGGCGCTGCGCTGCTCAACAACTTGCGGTTGTGGTGCGAGTAAGTTGGAGAGGATGCCCACGCTGTTGCCCCCTAGCAGGCAATAAAAAAAGTCGCTACGGTGATCGTAGCGACTGAGCACGCATTATGTCTATAGCACAGGTGTCTATTCTGTAAGGCAAAAGATGCCGCCGACCCATGAGAGCCGACGGCCCTGCCGAAAGGAGCAGCACGAAGGAGAAGAAGTGAGCCAGGGCTCCCCCGAGACTGGCTTTAGGAGGGCCAGCCAGCCCCAGCTCACGAATAGAATAGCACAGGTGTGCTACCGATTCAAGCCCTATCCCAACGTGCGCAGCTCACGATCCGCCTTGACCGCAAGCTCAATAGAGCTGCGACAATCTGTCCTGTCCCGCGCCTGGCGCATGTGGTTGCGCACCGTGCTGTAGCTGATGCCCAGCTGCCGGGCAATCTCTTTCTGCGACTTGCCTGCCGCCAGCTGCCGGACGATCTGCTGCTGCCTGCCTGTCAGCCGTGCCATAATGCCCACCTCACTACTCACGCCCATCCTGCGCGCCGATAATGCCGCCGATCGTGAGTCCGCCATCCATCACCGCCACCCGCACGCCGCTGGGCACCAGGCCCCGCATGCGCGCCGTCATGGTGGCCACCATCTCATCCGTGAGGAATACGGGCGTGGTCAGCACCAGCAGATCCCCCGGCCGCAGCTGCGTGCGCTCGATAACATGTACCGTATAGGCCAGCTCGTTGCCCGGCAGCCGTATCGGCGGATAGGTGTAATCCTCACTCATTGCGCCTCCCCGTCCTTGCCCGCTGGTAGGCCATTGAGAAGCCCATGATCACGAAGACCATGCCCGCGTAGGCCAGCACAGCCGCCAACCCCCAGGCCCACCAGATGGCGGCCGCCAGCAGCAGCAGCCCCAGCGTGACCATGCCATCCGATGCATCCACCGCCTGCGGTTTACGTTGCGTCATAGTGATAGAATCCCTCGCTCCTCGTATACACTGCGACCGCCGTCGCCGGCGTTGCGCGTGGCCCGGTCGAGCCCCATGATGGCCGCCACGATGCCGTCTATCTTGTCTCTCGACTTGGCCTTGCTTGGTTTAACGTTCCCGGCCGCATCCTGCTCCGCCGTCACGTTGTCCGCCATCCACCGCAGAACGGGATTGCCACCGTGCCCTATGCCCTGCGACAGCACCAGCCGCAGCAGCTCCTTCGACGGTGCGCTCATCGATGCGAAACCTTGCCCCATCTGGACCATCGTGAGCCCGGCCGCCGTCAGATCCTGCGTGATCTGCGCCGCGCCCCAACGGTCGAACGCCACCTCACGGATCTCATACTGTTCCATGAGTCCTGTGATGTGCGCCTCAATCCGGCCGTAGTCCGTGACGTTGCCCGGCGTGGCGATCACGAGGCCATCTCGTACCCAGGCGTCATAAGGCACCCGATCGCGCAGCACCCGCTCACGCATGTTCGCCTCTGGAATGAAGAAGCTGGGCAGCAGCCAGGTCGGCTCGTTGTCGTCGACTGGCGGGAAGGCCAGCACGAACGCTGCAATGTCCGTGGTCGTAGCGAGATCCAGGCCGCCATAGCACACGCGACCAGCGAGATCCGGCAGTGGCGCATTGCACGAGTCCCAGGCCAGCATATCCAGCCACCTGTTCTCCTGCTGCGTCCATTGGTTGAGGTAGAGCCGCCGAAACGTATTCTGGTAGGCCGGACTGGCCACCGCTGTGATGCACTCCTGGCGCAAGAAGTCTTCCCTGACCGACACCCCATAGTTGGGATTCGCCTTGCGCCACGTCTCCGGGCTGGTCCAGTCGTCGCCCTCTTCGGCCGCCCAGATGGCAGGGTAAAAGGTCGGGTCGTCGATGATGCCATCTGCCACTTGCCGTGCGTACTCGTGCTGCTCCCAACAAATGCTGTTCCGGTCGTACCCAGCCGTCGTAATCATGATCATCAGCGGCTGCCGGCGTTTGCCCATGGCCGTGTTAAGGACGTCATACAGCTCACGGTTAGGTTGCGCATGCAGCTCATCGAACACGATGCCATGCGGGTTGAGCCCATGCTTGGTATAGGCATCCGAAGACAATGTTATGTAGCGGCTGCCAGTCTCGGCAAAGTCCATGGTCCTATTTCTGTAGGCCTTGATGCGCGGCTGCAGGAACGGGCTGGCGTCGACCATCTTCTCCGCCGTCTCAAACACGATGGCCGCCTGATGTTTGTCTGCGGCCGCTGAATAGACCTTGGCAGATCGTTCGCCGTCGACGGCGAGCAGCAGCAGCGCCAGGCCTGCAGCAAAGGTCGACTTGCCATTGCCGCGGGGAATCTCCAAATAGACCTTGCGGTAGCGCCGGCGGCCGTCGACCGTCTTCCACCCCCAGAGGTCGCGCACGATGGTCCGCTGCCAGGGCTCCAAGAGAAACGGCCGCCCGGCCATCGGCCCCTCGATGTGCACCAGCATGCGATCGAAGAACCTCTCGGCAATGGTGGCGGCCCGCTGGTCGAACCAATAGGTAGTCATTCATTCGTCGCCGCCACATCCGCAAAGAGGATGTCAGCCAGGCTCATCTGCTCGTGGTCCGGTTCCGGCATGCGCGCCCTTGCCAGCGGCGTGGCCCCGAGCTGCTGAGCGTTGGCGCGGATCTGCTCGCTGGCCGTGCGCAGGACAATCAGCAGCGGATTCTTGCGGCTCTCTTCTTTGTTGCCGTGCGTCGTGTCCGTAACGGTCAGCCGCATCTCGATCTCTTGCTTTTCCATCTGCTCCGCCGTCGGCGCCTGCTCGCCTGCCAGCAACTGGCCATAGGCAGCCTTGGCGATCGCCGTCCACCTGGCCGTGTCCTCGACGATTGCGACGTCCGCCGGCGTGAGGCCTGCGATGTCCCTGGCCAGCCGCTTGAAAATGGCATCCGCCTCGTCAGGCAGCTGGCGCAGCCGCACCCCATCAGCCGTGCGTGCGCTCGCTGCGCGCCGTTTCGGAAGTGGTCCCCTACTCCCCATGCACTAATTTGCCCCCTGCACTTTCACTCCAAAACCCCCATTCGTGCGCGCGTGAC